CTGGGCAAGGCGGTGGGCTGGCTATCAACACTGGCTTCAAGCAAAGCGCTGGAGCCTATGGCAGCACAGCAGTCACAATGACCAATGCAACCATCATGGCCAATGCTTCGCTTGCCCTCAAGCCGGCTGAAGCCGTCGTACAGCTCTCCCCGTCCTCGAACATTGCAGCCAGCGGAGAGGCCACCACAGCACAGCTCACAGCCCCCTCAGGCAAGACAACGGGTGACTTCGACGCCGGCCGTATCCAGGACGACGAGAACCCTAGTGACCTAGTTGCTATAAGCGACGACGACTACACCGAGTTGGAATGGAGTCTGACCACAACTGCCGTGGCGCTGGATACGGAGACCTACCAGTTCAGGGTTACCAATATTGGCGTGGCTTTCGACACCTACAGCGTGACACCGGCGATCACAATTGACTCAGGCGGCGGCGATCTTGTCGTCAACGTCTCCGACGGCATTACCTTGACCGAGTCCAGGACGCTACTCATCCCTGAACTGTTCATCAACAAATCCGACTCGATTACGGTCACTGAATCTGTCAATAGAATGGCCGAGAACCGCATCAACGTTTCGGACACTGCAACAATTACGGAAAACGTGCAGCGGATGGTCGAAAACCGTGTAGCCGTAAGTGATAGTGCTACCGTCTCGGAATCTGTTCAACGAATGGCGGAGAACCGCATAGTGGTCAGTGACACAATAGCGGCTACTGATTCCCCGGCCCTTCTTGTCCCCGATCTATATGTGAGTAGGTCTGACTCCGTAACCATCAGTGAGGCTCTACAACTCTTGCATCAGTCATTCATTGCCGTAAGTGACTCGATAACCATCTCAGAAGCCTTGCAGCGCCTTGTCGAGGGGCGAATCGCAGTCTCCGACAGTGTGAGCCTCACTGAAGCCTGGGCGCTCATGCTGGAGTCCTACGTGAACAAGTCTGACAGCACCACTGTTACCGAGAGTATGAACGTTACGATCGCCGCCAGCACGGACTACTCGATCAACGTGTCAGACACCGCTACCGCCTCGGAGAGTCTGAAGTTTGGAACAGAAAACCGTGTCGCTGCCAGCGATAGTGCCACTGTCAGTGAAAGCAGACAGCTTGAAGTCAACAACTTTATAAACCGATCCGAGACAATTACGGTCACAGAGTCGGCCACGGTCTCCATTACTGCCGTAAATGATTTGACCATCTCGGTCTCCGACAACGCAACGGTAACGGACACGCCAGCAGCCCTGATCCCCGTCTTGCTCCTGGCCGTCTCGGATAGCGCCACGGTCACGGAGAACGTGCAGCGGATGGTCGAGAGCTACATCAGCACCAATGACTCGCTGACGGTCACGGAAGCCCTTCAGAGGCTCCTAGAGGGCTTCGTCCGTGTCTCGGACAGCTCGAGCGTCAGCGAAGCCTTGCTGCGGCTCGTGGAGTCCTACGTGACCGTCAGCGATACGGCAACGATCAGCGAGAACGTCAGTGTCTCAGTAACGGGTGGAATAGTCACCCCAGCGATATCTGTCAGCGACACCGTGACGACTGCGGCAGCGGTGCAGCTCCTGGTCTCCGTGGCCCTGACCGTCAGCGATTCCCTGACCGCCTCCGAGGTCGTGCAGCTTGAGAAAGTTTCCTTCGTCAATAAATCGGACTCTATTACGGTCAGCGAGTCTGTACAACGGTTACTAGAGAGCAATGTCAACAAGAGTGACACGGCGACCATTACCGAGGCAGTAACAGTCTTCCGAACCAGTCACAATGTTGAGACTTCTGATACTGCAACCATCACAGAGTCGGTCAACCTTCGCATTACTGAGCTGTTCCTGACAGTCAGCGACACAACCACGCTTACGGAAGCGCTTGAGCTGGACACGAACAACAGCGGTGCGATATGGCGACCCGACCAAACTGTCCCTGGCACTATCACAGGTGGGCAGGACGCAACAGACGTAATCTGGAATCCTGATGACGTAGATGCTGGAACTTACAGCGGTGGGGATGACAGTGTACAAATTTCTTGGACTCCGGGCAATTAAGCCGTATACTGAGCCTATAAGGGTAGATGCCAGCTCAATTACATGGCAGATCAAGAACCAGCAGTAATCGGCAGCAGAGCCTCAATATTACTGGAATCCTCGAGTACCCCAGGCGAGACTGTGTCGTGGTACGGCGACCCGACATCGCACGCAGCAAGGGTAACCATCGCAGGCGGTACCGTCGGCGGCGAACCAGTAGAAGTTGTTGAACAGTTTGCTCCCGTCTATGAAGACAACACTGCCGGCAAGGCCGTTGTAGAACATCGCTACACGCCAACCTACAACCTGGCAGCCGACACCCTGGTTAAAACAGGCGCAGGCTTGATCCACACCGTGACAGTCAGTTGTAACGACGCAGCCCCAACCGCTGGGTCACTGATCATATATGACAACACGGCTGAATCTGGTTCTGTGTTATTCAACCACACGTTTACTACTACACCGTTCACACCGTTCACTGTCACTTTAGACATGAGCTTCGCAACAGGCCTGTATGTAGGTTTTACCACGACTGCTGACGTAAACGTAAGCATCTCTTACAGATAAGCCCGCATAAATGCGAGGGAGCATGATGGCAAGAATTGCAACAGCAGATAGAGTTGCCAACACGAGGCTCAACTCAGTTATCTACAACGGTGGGTTTGAACTCAAGCCTACGTATGTCGCAGATACGAACACAGCTAACCGCTGGATCGATGGTGCAGCAGCCGGCTCAGCCGCTCGTCTAGGGTATGGCTGGGCCGCTCCGAGTGCAGGCAGTGGGGTAGGAGCTAACGGTTCTATAGCTTTTGATACTTCACAGTTCCGCAGTGGGGCTGCCTCCATACGTTTGAGCAATCTGAACGCTTCAGGTGCGGTAACGGCTGCCACTATTAAGGCAGCGACGCCCGTAACCAGTAGCTCATACGAACTCTTCCGCCTACTCCCGGCCATTTCGTATACATTGACAGGTTACATCCGCACTAACAATGTGGCCACCAATGCCGCCTTTATCGACATTAGGCAGTATGGCTCTGATTTCACGGCTCTCGCTACTACCAGCACAAACAAGTTGTCCGGCACGGATACGAGCTGGCGCCAGGTCACGCTCACATTTACCAGTAATGCCAGTGCAGCCTTCGGATCGCTATTCCTGCGCAATAACGTAGCCGGCAACACATCGGACGCTTGGTTTGATGACATTTCGCTCGTCCCGGCCACTATCGGTCGGGTTAGTCCATGAGCCGTGTTCAGATAGATGGGTTTGCTGCGACCATAGGTAGTTCGGGCTCAACATACATAGCGGACCCTGCTAATGCTGATGTGACGATAGAAGCCGCTTTGGCTGCTTATGACGTGGTGTTCGTCCGATCAGGCACCTACACCTTGTCTAACCCCATTGACATGCCTAGCGGTAAGACACTCCTGGGCCAGCCTGGGCTGCGTCCAACGCTTCAGATGACCGCAGGTACCAATAAGACCGTTATAACTAACGCCAACGCCTCTACGGGCGGGATGACTACGGGTGTAACTATTAGGAGCCTGATCATTGATCAGCAGGGTGCACTTCAGACCGCAGGCGGGGGGATAGTCGCTACGGGGATTCAGGGCTGGGTACTGGATGAGATTGTCATAAAAAAGTCATATCGGTTCAATTTTCTCTGCTTGCACCAATCAACTGGTATATCGAACAACACAGGCACAGTAACCTTCACTAAGGACTCAGCTACCGTTACGGGGTCGGGGACACTGTTTACCACACAGCTAGCTGTGGGCAGTATTATCAAATCAGCAGGCAATCAGTTCGCTCGGGTGTTATCTATCGAAAGCAATACCAGCCTGACAACTACGATTGTGTGGGGTTACACCACAGAGACAGGAGTGACATACAAGACAATCCTCCCGAACAGCGGCTGTACCTTTAGCCGTATGCGGTTTGAGGGTACTGTCCTCGACGCAGACGCTTCGGGATACGGGTTCTTTGACGGAGGGACAGTTCGGGATAGCGAAGCCTATGGAGCCAACACAGGCGGATGTGGGTTCGTACCAGACCACGCCCGCAGCATGACGCTCACCAACCTCGTATCCCACGAGAACGACAACTCAGGTATCAGCCTTGAGACCTGCGAGGACTGCACAATCACTAACTGCACTACCTATGGGAATGTCGGTGGGAACGGTATACAGCTCATCAGTGGGACCTCACGTACAACTGTGACCTCGTGTGTGGCTCGTAACCATACGTTCAACGGCTTCTCTGTTCAGTACAACACTACCTCGGCGGGTATACCACGCAGCAACGTCTTCACGAGCTGTGCGGGTTACCTTAACGGCGGTTACGGTTTCAGAAATGACGGGGGACTGGCTACCGAATACAACTTGGTGACTGGATACAACAACGATACAGGCGGGTTGATTGTCAACACATCTAACTCAAGCGTGCCGGATGACGTGAACATCCATAACTCAGAGTTCTATGACAACAGAGGTGGGGCGAAGTCACAGGATAGGGGCATTTGGATTGTTGCTGCCACTGACACCATCGTTGCGAATAACACCGCCTTGGATTCGTTGCACACGGTAGCCGGAATCGTCAACACGGGTACGAACACCACTTTGAGTAATAACACCACTTAATGCTATACTTCGATTATAAGGGTGAACGTCAGATATTGTAGTGGCATATACATGTCTTGACTTGACCTCCTCAGTACAGGACGACCTCAAAGATTCGTCTTTCTCGACCTCTCGTATCAGACACTACTTGAACGCCGGTCAACGGCTAATCTTCAATACCCACGCCTTCAAGTTCTGCCAGACGGCAATTGTGGGCGACTTGACAATCGGCGAATATACCTACGACCAACAAAGCAACCACCAAGCAACTATCGGCGGCTCTGTCATTGACGGAGACAATACAGGCCAGCGCTTTCTACTGACTCGCGATACTTACCTCCCGTATCGCGAGTTCTTTGAGCAATACCCCGACCCGACTTTGAACACCAGCGCCCTGCCGTCCGCCTGGACAGAGTTTGGCGACCAGGTGTACTTCGACTGCCCCGTAGACATCGCCTACAGCTTCACCCAGCGCTACTACCGCATCCCGACCGACATGACAGCCGATGGTGACGTTCCTGACGTACCAGGGGCCTTCAGAGAGCTTCTAGAGCTGTACGCCGACTACCGTGGCGAGAAGTACCGGGGCAATCACGACATCGCAGCCACCTACAAGCAGGACTTCGAGGACGGCCTGGAGCTGATGCAGCTCCGCTACCTGCCAGCCGTCGAGACAGGATTCACCACGCTCAAGAACGTGAGGGTTAGGACGGAGCTGTAATGGCCACCCGCTCACGCTTACGCCGCAGGGTTTTCATCCCAAACATCTCTACGCAAAAGTCGCAGACCAAAGACTACGAGTTCAAGAAGGGTTACAACAGCAACCTTTCAAACGACGAGGTAGACATTGATCAACTGCGCTACGTTACGGACGCTAGGGAAATTGAGATTGGGAAGTGGGAAACTCGTAAGGGGGCAGACTTCTTTTCTGTTCCGATTGGTGAGGCAGTTAATGTGGAGCAGACAAGCACTACTGGTGCTTCGAGTTTCGATTTCGCCACAACTGCCTGGTTTGCCAAGAAGATCGTCGCAACGGGCGATGGCAGACTGACTAGTATTGAGGCTCGTCTGAAGACAACGGATGGCACAGGGACGGTTGTACTGGCTCTGTTCACGGACGATGCCGGCGCACCCGGCGACGAGCTGATGCGAACCACTATTGCCGCCTCGAGCGTTGCGGGCTCATACGCCTACCTCAAGGGCCGCTCGATTACTTGCCCCGACATTACAAACGCCACGACCTATTGGGTAGTCGGTTTCGTTCAGCAAGGAGGAACAGGTGGGTACCAGATCAGCACCACCACCAATGCCAGTACAGGTCTTTCAAGCACAAACAGCGGTCAGACGTGGGAAGCGGCAAACCTTGACTTCAATGTGAAGCTATCAACCGCCACAGCGGGGGGCGTTAAGGGACACATTGATGTACGCAAGTCTGACGGCACGATTTTCACCTTCTTCGCCCACGGAACCATCCTTTACAAGATTGACCAGGTAACAGGGGCCACGACCTCGGTGGACAGCGGTATATCAGGTTCTTCTACGTCAGTAAGGTTCGCCTTTGTCAATGATGTGCTGTATTACGCAACGAGCTACCAGAAACCCCGCAAGTATGACTTTTCGGCCGCTGCCGAGGTGACGGGTGCGCCAGAGTTCGCCTCAGATGTCATCGAGTACAAGGGGCTGGTGTTCTACAGCTCTGCAGTTGACCCCACCAAGGTTTTCTGGTCAAACTTCGGCGCTTATGAGACCTTCACAAGCACGGACTTTCTAAACGTACCCGCCCCGAAGACCTCCGATCCGATAACTGGCTTTGCCAAACTGAACGGCGTTTTGTACGTCACTACCTACAGCAACAAATATGTCCTGTATGGTGCGCAGAGCGCCACCTTTCGTCTCGAGGAAGCGGTAGGGCAGCAGGGAGCTTTCCCTGGCTCCATCGTCTACGATCACAACTACATATTCGTGGCCAATAAGGATGGCATCTGGCAGTTCAACGGGGCTGAGGAAAAGAACATTGCTGAGGACATCCTTGCCGAATGGTCTGATCTTCTCGATAAGGACAACACAGTTCTTCACCTGTTCGACAACCGCTTGTACGCATTTACGACAAGCAATGGCTCAGCCCGCAATAATCAATGCTTCGTGAGGAATCTGCTGTACGGAATCTGGGAATCGCTTGATCTGAACATGTATGTTGCTGGCGCATTCTCTCGCTCAGCTGGTGATCGCTTCTTGCTTGCAAGTAATCTCGTAGGCATGGTCATGCTCTCTGAGCAGTCAACGAACGACTACAACAACATGGGCGAGCCTCTCACGTTGGAGCTGCGCACGAACTATCACCACTACGATTCGCCGGCGCAGCACAAGCGGGCACCTGTCTACAGACCGCACTTTGATACTGTCCCAGGCCGGTACAGCGTACAGGTTGGGTATGCGACTGATTATAGCGATGCACCTACCTTTGCTGATATCCCCCTCGCAGGGACAGGGCCACGCTTTGACGAGGGCTATTTGTTCGATGATGGCAACGTCTTCGGCGGCAGTGCTCAGGTCAACCCTATGGATGACTCTGTTCAGATACCGGGGGAGTGGCGCAGACTCCAGCTTAGATATATGCATTATGCTGCCCGTGAACCTGTGAGCTTCGATGGGCACGTTCTGGCAATTGAGACGCAAAGGCTAATCTAGTGCCAAACCGCTTTCTGCCGATACAAGAAGGGACGAGTGACTCACAGAAGACCGCTGTGATAAACAATAACTTTGCGGCTCTCGACGGCGAGACCTTTACCCGAATCTTCAATAACGCTCAGGGTGTGCCAACAATCATAATGGGCCTCTTGCCCGACGGCACGACGGGAATAGTAATAGCTAAACCGGGCGTGGACGTGACCACGGTCTTCTCCTGATGGCTTTGATTGACCACATCGCAGACGTGGCCTTCGCCTCTGCCTACCCGATTGACAAAATCGTGTACGAGAGCAACCTACAGACCTCTGTCCTACCGGCTGGTGTGGCCTCGAGCCCAGCACCGTATGACACTACCGTCGCTCATCCAGCCGGGCCGGACACGGTAGTAAGCGGCATGTTCACGATTGACGGAACAAACTTCTATCCGTTTGGGGCAACCATTCCGGGTACGGTTATCAGTGGCAATCAGGAATTCTTACAGGCCGTTGCCTATAACGATGACACGAGTGTGTACGTGCAATTTATCCAGGCCTTCGAGACGCAGGGAACTGTCAGATGGTACTTCTACATGGAGAGTCTGGCATGAGCATTGCATTTGATTCTCGAAAGAACTACCTCAAACAGTTCATGCAGGGATCGGTAGCTATGAACAAGCCCAACACGCTCGCAGCGGGTACCTACTCGTCTAGTCATACAATTACACATAACCTCGGCTACCGGCCTCTGGTACGAGCGTGGTACGACCCGGAGAACTTGGGCACGATCTTTCCGGTCAATAGCCAACGGGGTGAGTTGTACTCCCCGATCTACGCTCTGGGGACGGTTGATTTCGTCTTCTTCATTGACGAGATTACCACTACCACTGTCACCTTCCGAGCAGAGGATAACGCCTCGCACTCCTCCACGTTCACAATGTATTACAAGATTTATATTGATCCGGTGGCATCATGAGCGTCGATCATACTCAAGTTGTATATTCGTCAAGTTTCAGCGCTTACCAGAATATTAACGTCTACGAGACCACTGTCAACGTAGACACCAGCGTAATCACGCCGGGATCTGTGAAGTTTTGGGAAACAACAGTCACGGTAGAGCCAGGTACGAAGTTTGCCACGATTTCTATCCAGGCGAACGAGTTCAACGGTTCGGGGGCGGCAACCACTCTGAAGTGGCAATCCTACCCATCCGCTGAGATTATCTATGTGACCTTGACGACTGATCCGATGGGCAACGGGAACCTAGCTACTACCTTCGGCATGTCGATTGACGATGACGAGGTCACATTCTCAATCGGCGTCTTCAATCCGTACATCAGCAACATCGCCTTTGCCAATACAGCTATAGGCGTGCGGTACGCTTCGTATACTGTGGGGTAGATATTATTGCGTTTCTAGCAGCGTAGTTGTTATACTGCCTCCATAAGGGTAGGCGTCTGACTCCACTTGGCGCGTTCGTTAGATGCGATTATTCAAGAACTGGACGCTGGATATAACCCGTCTCGCCAGGCCATCAACGAAAAGGTGGCCGGCTTGCCAGCTCAGTATCAGGCTGAGGAAAAGGGCTTGCAGGCGCAAGAGAAGGACTACTTTACCAATACCATCCTCGGAGGAGCCAGGGAGCGGGGTGTTGCCTTTGGCGGTATCCCTGAGGGTGAGCGGGCGCAGTACGGCGCAAGTACGTACTTGCCAGCCCTTGCACGCCTAAAGACTGCTCAGACCGAGCAGCAGGGCTCTCTCATGGAATCTCTGAATTCCCTGAACCGTGAGCAGCGTGGACAGGCTTCTGGCATTTATCAAGGTGAGTTGAACCGAGACGAACAGATTCGTCAGTTTAATGAGTCGCTCGCTGCCCAAGAGCGCCAAGCCAAGGCCGCACGGGCGGCTACGGCTACTCCAACGACAGGCCAGCTCCCTAATGGCGGCACCGACAACAGCCGGCCCCACATCGTCCCCCGTGCACAAGGCGGTTTCGACTTCAAGAGTGCCAAGGGGCAGCCTA